ATCATGCACAAGGTGACCCACTTTAAATGGGCACCGAAACCACACGCAGCTGAGTACGTGCATAACATACTGCAGCCAGCCATCCGGTTCGAAAAGAAAGACTGCTTGGACCTACCCGAAGTTACGCACGTGTCGCGTGACGCACCGCTGACAACGCAGCAGAGCAAGTACTACAAGATGCTCAAGGACCAGCTGCTGATTGAGACAGGTGGCGAGGAAGTCAGTGCGGTCAACGCAGCTACGCAGATAAACAAGCTGCTGCAGATAAGCGGAGGCGCGGTCTATACGGATACTGGCGAGGTGCTGGAGTTCGATGTGTCTAACCGGGTTAACGTCGTACTCGAAGTCATAGAGGAAGCCAGCAACAAGGTGCTGGTCTTCGTGCCGTTCACGCACACTATTGAGATACTTCGCGCTAGGCTGGAGAAGGAAGGCATCTCGTGTGGCGTCATCAACGGCAAGGTATCACTGAATAAGCGCAGCGACATCATCGAGCGGTTCCAGACGAACAAAGACCCACACGTGCTTATTATCCAGCCACAAGCTGCATCGCACGGTCTGACCCTAACGGAAGCGGACACAATCATCTGGTATGCGCCAGTAACCAGCGTGGAAACATACTTGCAGGCTAACGCCCGTATCGACCGTCCCGGCCAGAAGAACGCCATGACCATCGTGCATATCAAGGGCAGTCCGGTAGAGGAGCGGCTGTATAGTATGCTCCAGAATAATATCACCAACCACAAAAAACTTATTGACTTGTATAAGGAAGTTATGGAAATATAGTATTTGACACTGTCAAAGATTAGTGGTAGCTAACAATATAACAAACCACAATCACAACCAAGAAGGAGCAAGCATATGGATGATTTACCCGTAGACCAGCTTGTGCGCGTCTATCGCAAGATACGTGATGTCGTGCAGGCTAAGGAAGACGCCCACAAAGCCGAGATTGCAGAGCTTAAGGGGCAGATGGACCTAGTTAGCGCCAAGCTACTTGAGGTCTGCAACACACAGAACGTGGACAGCCTACGTACCAAAGAAGGTACGATAACTAGGCGCGCTGCTACCCGCTACTGGACGAGCGATTGGGAGTCCATGTACAAGTTTCTTAAGGAGAAGGACGTTCTGCACCTTCTCGAACAGCGCATCCACAATGGCAACATGCGTAATTACCTAGAGGAGAACCCCGATAGTCTACCTGTCGGCCTCAATGCAGATACTAAGTATGTGCTTTCGGTTCGCAAACCAACAACCAAGTGAGAGAAACAATGACTAATTTGACCATCTTTAAAAACCCTAACGCCGTAGCCGCATCGGCACTGCCACCATCGAAAATGGGTGCGCAGATTGCTTCGAGCATGGGCGGTTATAACCGCATCGCCACCAACACCAACGGTACGTTCAAGCGCATCGTAAATGGTGAGCAGGTCGGCAAAGCCATCCGTGGTGAGTTCAACGCCATCATCCTTGCTATGCTAGAGAAGCCAAGCCGCAGCTTCTACGCTAGTGACTACGACCCCGACGCTAAGGGCACTGCACCTGACTGCTTCTCTAACCTAGGTGACAAGCCAGAGGCATCCGCCTCCAACCGTCAGGCGTCTAACTGTGCCAGCTGCCCTAAGAACATAGATGGTTCGGGTAAGAACGGTAAGGGTAAAGCCTGTCGCTTCAGCCGCAAGGTCGCGTTGTTCTTAGACGGTGACGAGTCCGGCGACGTGTATCAGTTCAACATCCCAGCTAAGTCGCTATTCGGTAAGGGCACGGGCAACACCCTCCCGTTCGAGCAGTACTGCCGCCATCTAGTATCAAACGGTGCAGCGCCTGACCGCGTGGTAACCACGGTTGCATATAACCTCGACGCAGAGACTATGGAGCTTAACTTCACTGCTGACCGGTTTATCACCCCAGAAGAGCTGGAGCGCGTCACTGAGGCACAAGAGAACGCTGCCACGACGCGCCTGATTAGCTTCGACATCGTGAAGGCTGCTGCCGCAGAAGAACCTGCTAAGCTTGCAGCACAAGCCGAGCCGAAGGCGAAGAAGCCATCGTTCTTAGACGCTGATGACGAAGACGAAGAGGAAGAAGAACTTCCCGAGCCAGTAAAGCGTCCATCCAAGAAGGCCACCGCTGAACCTACCGGCACTATTGCTGCTGTAGTAAGCCAGTGGGGCGACGACGAAGAAGACGACGACTAATGAGTAGCGGTTATAGCTTACGGATACAGGAGGCAAACGCCAAGGCAAGCAAACACAAGTTGGGTGTTCGCCTAGGTAGGCTCTGCATTGCGCAGGACATTCCTGTAGCCGTAGTCGCTAAGTGTACAGGCGTAACAAGGCAGACAGTATATAATTGGTTCTGCGGGACTTCGGTCCCGCAGGGCACTCCCGCCGCCCTTATAGCTGTATACATGGCAAGTCTGGAGAGTTCTGTCTCCTAACGGAGCAGGGAGCATTTTCTTTTAGAAGTGGGCTTATGAGTTGCCCTATGGAGTAGTGTCTGCGTGGCGGAGGAATTTGACCTTTTATCAGCGGTGCAGCCTCAAGAGGGTTGGTACGCTATCGTCGGGCTTAGCCCAGACAATAAACAGCAGGAGTTAGTAGAGACCCGCGAGGAAGCGGACGAATGGGCAAAGACCTTCCTCAACCAAGGTAAGAACGTATTCTTTGGTGTAGCTAAGTACACAGACGGTAAGAGCCGCAAGAAAGAGAACGTGAAGGCGCTTAAGTCGCTCTGGCTCGACATAGACTGCGGACCAGAGAAGGATTACGATACACAGGACGAAGGCTTCACTGCTCTTCGTGCCTTCTGTAAGACCGTAGGTATGCCCAAGCCTATCGTGGTTAACTCGGGGCGCGGTCTGCACGTATACTGGCCGCTAACTGAAGAAGTTACACGCGAAGAATGGGAGCCAGTGTGCGCACGGTTGAAAGAAGTCTGCGCCATCAAGGGGCTACGTGTAGATAACAGCTGCTTTGAGGCAGCGCGCATCCTGCGTATTCCCGGCACTTTTAACTTTAAGGGTGATGACCCACTGCGCGTAGAGGTTCTGGTGGTCGGCAAGCCGACGTCCATGGTAGACATACGTGACATACTTGGCGTTAAAGAGACTAAGCCGTCGCCCCTAGGCGACCTTCCGGTGTTCGCACCTAGCCCGTTATCGAAAGTCATACAGGCTAGCATGGAGTCCAGCTTCGCCAAGATTATGAACCGTGGGGACAAAGGCTGCGCACAGCTTAACTCCTGTTACGAGGACCGCGAGCATATATCCGAGCCACGTTGGTTTTCGGCGTTATCAATCGCAAAGTTCTGTAAGGACCGTAATAGGGCGATACACAAGCTATCTGCAGACCATCCGGACTACGACCCTGACAAGGTTGAGCAGAAGATAGGACACATACTCGGGCCGCACACCTGCGCAGAGTTCGAGAAGAACAATCCCGGCGGATGCGGAAAGTGTCCACACGCTGGCAAGATACGCTCACCTATTACGCTAGGCAAAGAGCTGAAGGAGGCAACTCCGGAGGACAACGTAGTCATAGAAGAGACGAAGCTGGGGGCGATAAAGTTCCACATACCCGAGTTTCCCTTCCCCTACGTGCGTGGCAAGCATGGGGGCGTATGGCGCAAAGTTGCACCGAAGGACGAGGAAGAAGGCGTCGAAGACGTTGCGCTTGTGTATCCGTACGACATCTACGTGGCCAAGCGGATGGATGACCCTGTTGAGGGTGGCGTAGCCCTTATACGACTGCACACACCGCAGGACGGCGTCAAAGAGTTCACGGTGCACAATTCCAAGATGGCGGACGGCACCGAGCTGAAGAAGCTTCTCGCTTCTAAGCACGTGATGTTGAGTTCGAAGACCGACTACGCATATCTAGTCGATTACATAGTTAAATCAGTGGCACAGTTTTTTCATAACGAGAAGGTAGAGCAAATGCGAAATCAATTTGGATGGGTCGATAACGACAGTAAGTTTATCATTGGCGACCGTGAGATAAGTGCGGAGGGGACGTACCATAGTCCACCATCTTCCGTTACCAAGGTAGTAGCGGAGCATATGACAGCTAAGGGCACACTGGATAAGTGGCGCGAAGTGTTCGACCTGTACGGACGTCCGGGCCTTGAGGGGCATGCGTTTGCAGCAGCCACCGCCTTCGGTGCGCCTCTCTTGCGCTTCTCCGGCCAGCGTGGGGCGATTATCAACGTGGTGCACCCTAAGTCGGGCACGGGTAAGACGACAGCCCTACAGATGGCTAACAGCGTGTATGGTGACCCTGTGGCGCTATGCGCAAAGAAGGACGACACGTTCAACTCGAAGGTGTTTAAGATAGGCGTGTTCTGCAACCTGCATATCAGCTTCGACGAAATGTCCAACACTGAACCTAAGCAGTTGAGTGAGCTTGCCTACCTGATTACACAGGGCACCGGCAAGGACCGCATGAAGGCGTCCGCCAACGAGCTTCGGGCAAACCTGACGTCGTGGCAGACCATAGCACTGTGCTCGTCTAACCACTCGTTCTACGAGAAGCTGGAAATCAATAAGGGTTCGCCTGATGGTGAAACCATGCGCATCATCGAATACAGCATCGACTATTCTGACGCGATTGACATCGAGTATGGCAAGAAGATGTTCGACCACCAGCTGCTCGAGAACTACGGGCATGCAGGTGACATCTACGCACGGTACCTGATTACGCACTATGATGAGGTGAAGGCGCTCTATGCTACGGTCCAACAGCGCATCGACACCAAGCTTAAGCTAACACAGCGTGAGCGTTTCTGGTCGGCAACAGCAGCTGCTAACATAACGGGCATCTACATTGCCCTGCATCTGGGCCTGTGTAACTGGGACATCGCTGCCATTTTCAAGTGGACGTGCAAGATGGTGCTCAACCTACGCAACACCATGACCCCACCACCTGAAGGCGACCAGCAGATACTGGGTGAGTTTATGAACGCCCGTCTCGGGAACATTCTTATCGTTAACGATGGGGTAGACCGTCGCAGCAAGATGGCGGAAGTACCGGCGCTAGAACCAAAGCAAGAACTTATGATACGCTACGAGCCTGACACAGCTAAGGTGTACATAACTGCTAGCTCGTTCCGTGAGTATTGTGGTGCACGTAACATTGCTTACCGCTCTACGATTAACGCTATGAAGGCCAAGGGCCTGTACCTCGACGCGGAAAACAAGCGTATGTCCAAGGGCATGAAAGTCAACACGGTGCCAGTGCAGTCGCTAATCTTCGACGCTAACCACCCAGACTTCAGTGGCATTACGGACCTGTTTAATAACGTAGTGTCTGCCGCGAAGCCGGACTCCGACGAAGAGTGAAGGTAGCTGGGGTCAGCTACGATATAAACTGGCGCGCCTTTACCAAGGGCGCGTCACTCTTTTTCCCGTGCCTAGACCCTAAAGCCGCCAAGCGCGAGATACGCCCTGTGCTACGCAGGCTGAAGCTAAAGGTAGTATATAGGAGCGTAATAGACCCTAAATCTGGTATTAGGGGTTTACGTATCTGGCGAATATGACTATGCATGACACCGGAAGATGCTCCTTCCGTTTGGTTGATACTACCCCCGCTGGCGCTACTCCCCGGCGGGGGTTTTTTATGGGCGGAACATCTCCGCCATGCCGATGTCTTTCCCAGCAGTCTTCTTCTCAAGCCGCATACCCTGCACAGTGCGCTCCCGAACATCTGCACGACCCTTGAGTGACCGCATAATGCTCTCTTCGGTAATAATAAAGCTAGGGTCTGGATACGTGCGGTTGAATGGAATAATCTCGTCAGTGATAAACTCTTGCAGCTGTGCCTTAGAGGTAATCTCACCCTCACGTATCTTCCTATCCAAAGTGGATAGCAGCTGGGTTTTCTCCGCCTTTATCTTCTTATCGTTCTTACCACGTGTAATGTAATAGTCCTGCCACCGAGCAAGGCGCAGTGGGCGGAAGCCGGATATCGTGCGTAACGTATCGAGTGCGGAGATGTCGTCCTTGTCGATGATAACGTCGCCCTTACGGCTAACAACGCCTTCGGCTTCACCTTGCTCTGCAGCTACCCATGACCGGATAAACGCCGGGGCTACCTTCTTTATAGCACCGTACATGTCGCCTTCAGCGAAGTTATCCTTTGCGTTGAACATCTGAATTAGCATCTGCCCACCCGCCACGTTAGCCAGCGCTGTTTTTATTAGGGTATCCCCAGTAGAGTCGCCTGTAACCGCTTCGCGGAACCACATATTCTTGAGGTCAAGTGACGTACGGCTAGACAGTTCGGTGTTCGACAAAGCGCCAAGTGGACCGTGTATAAGAATGTCGGCCATTGACACGTTGCCAACCATTGGCTCTCCGAACTTGTCCATTATCCATGCACGGAACATAATGTCGGAGTCGTATGCCACACGTGGGTCGAGGCCCATAAGCTTGCGTACGTCCTCATCGTCTTCTTCGTCAAAGCTCTCGGACAATGCCAGCGCCATAACAGAGTATAGGGGCATGCCTAAAAGACCGCCGAATACGCCAGCCATCATCAAGACGCCGCCTAGTTCCTTCATAGCACCTGCACGTGCCGCCTTTGCTTCTGGCGAAGCTCCGGGGTACAATCCACGTCCGATATCGCGCATCGCCCCTACTAGGAACTTGGTCTGCAGGATGGGGTGCATCTTGAAGAGGAACAGGGCACGGGTTATGTCCTTCTTCATAATGTTAGACCGCTCCCAGTTGGAGTAGTCACCTAGTGTATCCCGCACTGTGTCTAGTGCAGTTGTAACGGCCTTATCGAAGACGAGGTCTTCGGCTTCGGGGCTAGGATTTTTAGCCTTTTCCGCATCGTACGCCAGCTCAAACGCCATGAAGTAGGCCGCTTGACGCGAGATGTTTTCCAAACCTTGGAACATTACGCCCATAGCCTTACCTGTGAGTGCAGCCGTCTCCACCGCTGTGCGCGCTACACCTGTACGGTGCCTCTTGGCCGTTTCACGCTCGTTCTGGATTAGGGTATCCTGCACGGTCTCAAGCACGTTGCGCTCCATACCCGCTGCCATAGCCTTACGTAAAAGTTTACCGCGAGGTGTGTCGGAGCTAACCAGCTTTGAACTGAGCATGTTTGGCATCAACACATCAAGTTGGTCGCCCGCACCGGCTAGACCAGTACGTGTAGTCTGTACCTTAGCTTTACCCAATGTGTCCCATATCCGCATGTACTTAAACCAAATCGCCGTACCCTTAGCGACACCGTAATCACGCCACAGGCGCGGCACCACACGTATAGGTATCGAGGTAAGCTGCAGCATAGCTGTCGCTGGCGCTGTCAGGTAGTAGAAGTATGACGCACGGTTAAGGACGTTTATGAACGAACTCTGCGGGCTTGGGTTTATCTCGTCCTCTGCACGCGACTCAAGCTCGTCTATAACCGAGTTGTATTTAGCCCGTAGGGTTGCATCGCGGTCAGATACGTTATCCCGTGCCTCCTCTATCTTTAGGCGAATGTCCCCGGCATAGGCCAACTTGCTTAGCTGGTTAGCATAGTTACTAGCTTGCGACGCAAACTGCTGCAGCAGGTCCTGCTGGAAGCCTACTACTTCTTGGGCGTGCATGAACCGGCGGCGCACCGACCGTTCCGGCGTAGATAGCAACCACGTCTGGTAGATGCTGTCCGTAAGGTCTTTGAAGCTCTCAGCGTTGATACCCTTGGTGCCCGCAAACTCCTCCTTTGCTGTTTTCACTAGGTCGAATATCTTCTGCATCATCTGGTCGTCAGACTTTATATTCTCCCGCAGTTGAGAGATATCATTGCCTATGGTTATAACGCTGCTGTCCTCGGGGTTCACACCTAAGCGCTTAGCTATAGCTTTCTGTGCAGCTTGCATGTCCTTAGCGGAGTAGAACTGGTAGAACTCCCGCTCCCGTGTACCGTCTTTGGCCGCTGCTACACGCACATAATATTGACCTTCACGCATGAACGGGAAGTAGTCTTTAGTGAACAGGTCGGAGTTGAGGTCGTAGAATATATCCCCGCTCTTCTTAGCCTCGTCTGGGTTCATCACCTCGCGCATCATATCCGCACGTAGGTCGCGCAGGCGCTTAGCTTCTGCCTCACCGGCAATAGTAGAAATGCGACCGTCTAGTAGCGCCAGCTCTGCTTCGAACATGTCTTTGTAGTAGGCGCGTATCTCTTTATACAGCTTGTGGCCGTTCTTAATCTCGGCCAGCTCGTCCCACAGCTTATGCACGTCACGGATACGACGGGTAAGTTCTGCAATCTGGTCTGTCTGGGCACTCGTCTTCTGGCGGTCGATAGCAGTTTTAGATAGGTCCGCTAGCAGCTTGCGCATGTCGTCAGACCTTTTTACCTTGTCGCCCTTTACCCCCACTACTTCCTTACCCTGCATAGTCAGAGCCTTCATCTCGGCTATTATGCGGGCGGCTAGCGCCTTGTCGTTTGAGTTCTTCAATATGCGGGCTTCGATTTCCTTCATCGCAGGGTGGTTAGCCAGCGCTTCACCAGCAGACTTAAACTCGTCTGGAGAATATTCGTTTATACGGGCAGTGCTCATGGTCGTAGCCAGCACTTTGTCTTCGTCGGCCAGAAGAAACTCGTCCAGCTCGCGGCCTATATCCTCAGAGGCTTTGATAATGTTAGCCTTCATGGCAGTCATTTTCTGCACCAGCGTGTCAATCTCACGTATGGTAGGCAGGTCTGGACCAAACCAGTTTAAGATGCCGGACGTTGGTATAGTCTTTAGTATAGCCTTTAGCGTAGGTGGCCCCATGCCATCGGAGTTATCCTTGAACGCATTAAGGAAGGCGCTGAACGAACGTCCCTTCACAGCTTTCCCTACACCGTCAGCTATGCCGTTAGTGGACGTAGACTTTTTGGCACGCCGCAGACCATCGCTCATGGAGGCCGAGGTTTCTTCCAGCGCTTCCTTGTCTTTCTTGGTGGTCTTAGGCCGGGAGTATTTTGTAGCGCGTGGTGTGGTGGTATCCCACCCACTGATATACCGCATGCCCTTAACCAGCGTGCTTTCCTGTGGGCCGTTTACGACACGCTCGTGGCCTGCGGCCAGTATAGCTTCTACATCCGCATCGCTGATTGCTAGGTTGATACCCAGCTTACGTGCAAAGTTACGGATAATAGCCGCAATACGGCTAAGCATATTTGTCCGGATTTGTCCGGTCTCGGACATTTCAGCTAGGACTTCTTCTACTGCACGGGCGACCCGGTCAGTGTCTTTTGCATACGCCTCTGGGTTAGCAGCTAGCCACGCATCGGTTTGCGTCCGTATGTTACCGTTGCTTTTGTATAGCGCGGTCAAAGCGCCGTCTAGCTCGCCACGGAACAGCTTCTCAAGGCCAACGTGACCAAGGGCTTCATGGAACAGCACCGCCTTAGCACGCTCTACGGACTCAAGGTTGTCGGCAATCAGATACACTGTGCCATCAGGAGCCACGAAGCCTTCTGCATTAGTGGCGTTGTCCTGCATCACAGCCCGGCGTATCTTAGCGTCAGCTATGTCGTTAACTGACTGTACCACTTCAACTACGGGTGGACCTTTCCACACCGACACGATAGCATCTACTGCTGCACGGACTTTGGATACGTCGGTCTTGGCTTGGCCCGGCTGCGTTTCACCCCTACGGTACTTCGACACACGGCTTTCAGCTAGGTCGATTTTGGCGTCGCGTAGCTCCTTTTGGTCACCTTCCAGCAACGCATCTTTAATACGTATCTTGGCACCAAGCTGCTCGTCCTTGCGCATCTCTGACATGGAACGTAGCCGCGACCGTATCGGGTTCAGCATGCGATTGTTTACGAGCTTAGCCAGCTTCTCGTTGGCGACCACCAACTCGGCTTCCGCTGCCTTGGCTTCAACGCCTGTGGTGTTGCGGAACTTGGACATTGCTGCCCGTGCTTCTTCTTCAGCCTTGGCGATGTTGTCCTGTGGGCGACCGAACTTGTCGTACGCAGCGGGACGCTCCAGCTGGCGGATAAGCTCTGTACGCTGGTTGTTGTCTATCTCGCCACGCTCACGCGCAGCATCAATCTCTGCAGTAAGCTCTTGCACCATCGACGTAGCCACAGTGGGCTTTGCGGAGTCCGTATCTGGTATAGCCGCAGCGGGAGCAACGTATGGCATGAGGTCCATAGCCTGCTCTTCGAAGTCCTTCAGGGTATCTGCGGCTGCAAACACCTCGCCGTCTGGACCGACAACCCTATATGGCTTCGGGCTAGTCTCATCAACCTGCACACTATACGCTTCGTTAGCAGGGTTAGCACGACGTATGGCGTCCTCAATGTTCTTTACGAACTGGGCCTTGTACTGCTCGTCCTTGGCTGCACGCTCTTGCTGCAACCTATCAAACTCGTCGGCCTGTGCCTGACGCTCGGCTTCACGCTGCTCCGGTGCGAGCGCACCCTGCTCCAACTTGCGCTGCTGGATTTCCTCGAACTTGTCGAGGCGGTTTTCTTCCTGTGTAGGCAGTGCACCAAACAGACCTTCTTGACCTGCAGCTTCCACAGTGCTGGCACTGGGTGGGCGTCCCCTACGCGAGTATTTGATACCCGTGGGGGAAGCTGCTGCTGCGTTTAGGCGGTCAACGGCTTCCGCTTCGTCAATTCCGTATTTGTCAGCAAATGCACGGACGCCATCGTCGTTTTGCAGGGTAGCCTCAGCAAATGCTGGCGTAATAGTGGGCGCAGCGGAACGCGCAGGTGCAGCTTCTGCTTTTGGTGGGGGAGTATAGTCAAACCGACTAACGGCATTACGTATGCGGTCGATGGTATATTCAGGTTTATCCTTCTTACTGATGTCTAACCCTAGACCACGTGCAATCGCGTTTATCCTAGGCGTATTAAAAGGTACACCACCAGCATCAACTGCAGAGACAAGGTCAATAGCAGACTGCTCTATAGGAGATAGCTTACGGCGCTGTGGCGCAGCTTCTGCTTTTGGTGCAGCCTGCTCAGCAAACAACGGCTCAATAGTAGAAACTTCGTTACCAACAAACTGCGAGAACGCAGCCATGCGCTCGGGTGCAACAACCTTGTCGATGCCGGTGGTCTTCATGGCGTCAACGTATTGACGCGCTATGCTCTCTACGAGTGGTGCCGGTGCTACCTGCCCCTTATCAACAAACGCAGTGTACTCATCTATCTGAGTATTTATGTCTGGTATGGTGCTAGCAGGCTCGACTCCAGCAGCTTCAGCCTCGCGCATGCGCTGCACGACGGCTTCTTCTTCGATGTCCATCGGGGGCAATGTGGAAATGTCAGGGCCTTCGCCGACATCAATATCTTCTTGCGCTAGCCGTTCGGTACGTGCTTTTTCAAGTTCTGCAGCTTGCTTATCAATAGCGGCCTTCTGCGCCACCATGGTGTCTACGACCTGCTTGGCTTTCTCCAGCGGAAATCCACGCTTGACGAACCTAGCTTCTGCCTCAGATATAGCTTTATCGTCTGCGTCTACTGGCAGGGCGTCAAGCTCTTGTGCAATCTCTTTCGTAAGTGCTTCGCGGTTTTCCTGCCGCGTTTCACGCGCACCACCATAGCCACCTAGGAATAGGGACGCGATGCCTTCGGACGCAGCCTGACCAGCTACGCCCTTCCACGTATCTACATCGAAGCCTTCACGCTGCAGCGCTAGGTTCTCGGCCAACTGCTCTTGCCCACCTTGTACAGCTTCCGGTACAGCTTCCACTGCCGCGCCCCTAGCGGTTCCACCTAGTACACTGCGCCTTGCGCCGACTTCTACGGCTTCACGCGCTGCCACCTTAGCGGCAACATTCTTAGCTGCGTTTGCACCTATGGTACGGGCAATCTGTGGAGCAAAACCAGTAGCCGAAGCGAGCGCGCCAAATGCACCACCAAGCGCAATCTGGTCCATATTCTTGCCGCCATACTCCTGCGCCCGCTCAGCTGCGGCTTCGGCGTCTTTCTCAGACGCGCCGCTCTTTACGAACTCTTCGTAGACGGCGTCGTATACTGCACCTTTTATGGTACCTACGCCTGACGCCGTACCAAGTCCGGCCAGAGTAGCTGCAGGTATAACTCCGGTACCGCCAGTAGCAACAGCTGCCCCGACAAAAGGTATTGCTGAACCTGCTACACTAGCAACGTTCTCCAACGGCGCATAAGTGAACGCACGAGCAGCAGCCTTTACCTCTTCCCACACGCCTTTGCCTTCGGCGTCCTTCTGGATTTTGCGGGCAATTTCTAAATCTTCACGAGACCCAGCAGATTTCAAGGCGGCGGCGGCTTTAGACACGTAATCAGCTGCATCGGACACAGCATTATCAGCACCGAAGACATCTGAGATAGACTTAACTGTACCGCTTAAACCTTCGGCTACACTCAAAGGTATGTCTGCAACAGGCGCAATCAACCCGCCGACTAGCGGAATTTTCTCGATAGAGCTAGCACCCTGCTTGGACTTACCACCTTGGTAATACTCTCTGGCAATATACGCTTTAGCATCGCGGTCTGTAGCATTCTTAGGTGCGTTAACAGTGTATTCCCTGCCGTCTGGGCCTTTAATTACATATGTGGGCACCCTAGGTACTCCTAGTTACGAACAGATACTGTTTCAAAATCTGCAAATGGGTCTTTTTCACCGGCACTGCCGCCTGTTTCTCCATCTAGGTTTAGCGAACCTTCCATACCGGTGCCACCATATTTTGTTTTTATCTTTTCCATAGCTATTTTTGCTGCAACAAACGCAAACTGCCTAGCTTCGTTTTCTGGAACTCCTTCGGCTATTTTCTTGTTGTAGAACGTTTCGACAAAGGCTTCAAAACTATTTGGTTTAACACCTTCTTTAGCCGTAGCAGCAATCGTCCTAGCAATTAGTTCGTTATTTGCGATGGTTTCCCTGCTGGTAAGTTCACGCTCGAACTGCGATGCCTTTAGGCCAGTATTAGACATATCTACAGCGACACCAAGTATCTCTAGGTTTTCCCTACGGGTCTTGTCGTTCATCTGACCCATGATATCGAGAGCGCGGTCCTTAAGTGCCTTGCGCTCCTTCTTATCTGCACGTGCACCCGGCATAGCTGCGGCAGCGGCTTCACCCACTGCTTGCAGTAGATACGGGGACTTAGAGCTAGCCATGTTGAAGCCTATTTCTGCTAACGTCTGGTACATAGAGTCCTTACGCTGCTCCTCGTAATACTCGTCGGACGCCATCTCTTCAGCGCGGGCCAGACGCTTAGCTTCAACTTCCCGCTGTTTTTCCGTAGGACCAAACTGACGCATCAGGTTTTGGTATTCATCTGCGACTGAACTAGAACGGCCTTCGGCGGTCCCAAAATCACGTTCGGGCATTTTGGGTGTGGCTTTACCACCTAGGATATTGCCAATATATTTTTTCGTTTCGGCGGGTAGCTGCTTAGGGTCACCACCCTTCTTCAGCCACTTATCGACGTTACCCGGTCCCCAATTATACGCAGCTAGTGCAGTAGCCTCATCGCCGTAACGGCGATACATGGCATCAAGGTAGTCACGACCAGCACGGCGGTTCTCCGCTTCACTATCGTCCCGCATAGGCGTCACGCCAAAACCGGGGTCCTTCATAGTGCCGGGCATAAGTTGCATAACGCCACGCGCACCTGCGCTGCTCACGGCATCCTGCTTACCACCGCTTTCCCAGTACTCTACGTCGTCATAGAGGTTTGCCATGCCGCCCTTACCGCCACTAGCAAACGCAACCATACCGCCACCTGCATAACTGCCGTTGTCAGGCTCATCAAACATAGCGTCAGGCACAGGCAGAGTAGATAGACCGCCAGCGGCCATACCCTGTGGGGGTGGTGCCATGCCCATATCTTGAGGAGGCGGAGCCATAGGCATCTGTGGCGGAGCGCCCATACCTTGCGGCGGCATAGGCATACCTTGGGGTGGAGGACCCATACCCTGTTGTGGGGCAGGTGGAGCGCCTTGTGGTTGCCCACCACCAAGAACCTGCTGCGCTACAGTCGGCTGCTGCGCACCTTCCATAACCTGTGCGGAACGCATCCGGTCAATAAACATACCTGCAAGCACGGCTGCAGTAGGGTCAACGATACCCATTTGCGCAGCTTGCGCAATCTTCTGCTTATTACCGGCATATTCCTTAGCAATATTTTCCGGCGCTTGGATGCTGAATGGTTTAGCCAACTTATATCTCCTTAACCGCCGAGCGTCCTAGACAGACCCAATGCACCTAGACCAGTACCTAGCACTTGAGAAGCCATAGATGGTGGCGGCGCGTATGATGTCTGGGTCGAGTTCAAGCCTACAGGTATGCCGCGAAGCAAGTTGCTGTATTGGCCCAGCGTCTCCATTGGGTAGTCGCGCTGACGCAGGAAGTCTGCGTAAGCTTGGTCGAGGTATTGCTGCTGTAGACCGCGTTGCTCACTCGCCGCCGCCGCTTGGGCTTGCAGACGCTGGAGGTCCGACTGCTGCTGATACTGACCGAGGTTGCCAAGGGTCTGACCCATCTGCCCTGCTGCCTGTAACCCGGCAAGACCTTGAGAAGCACCAAACTGGCGCGACTGTTCTGCGAGACGCTGCGCTTCAAGCCCTTGCTGCTGGTTAGCGAGCATAGCCTGCATGTAGTTCTGTGAGCCAAGCTGCTGCGTATTCATCAGCGCTTCGAGGTTCTGTGAGCCTACCTGCAACCCAGCCTGCTGGTTAGCCAGCGCTGCGCGCATCGCCTGTTCAGCATTTAGCCCCTGTGTCTGCAACTGAGCAGCTTGGTTCTGCACGTTCGCCTGCTGTGCTGCCGACAAGTTAGCCAACGAAGTCTGCATGCCGATATTAGCACCAAGCTCCTGAGTACCTAGTTGTGACTGCAGGTTTGACTGCGCACGGGTAACGTCTACGCCTTGGTTAGCAAGCGCAGCACGTAGTGCGCTGTCCGCGTTCATCCCCTGTGCTTGGAACTGCTGCGCTTGGTTATTGACCCGCGCCTGCTGCTCGTTCGACAGGTTCTGCATCGCCGTCTGCAGACCGATGTTAGCGCCAAGCTCTTGAGTACCCAACTGCGACTGTAGGTTCTGTTGTGCCCGCGTTACATCTACGCCTTGGTTAGCAAGTGCGGCGCGCAGCGCGCTATCAGCATTCATCCCCTGTGCTTGGAACTGCGTTGCTTGGTTGTTGACCCGTGCCTGCTGCTCGTTCGACAAGTTAGCCAGAGCCGCCTGCATGCCAGTCTGGAGACCCAACTCCTGCTGACCCAATGCTGCTTGCAAGTTAGTCTGACCTGCGGTCATGCCTGCTGCGCGGTCACGCTCAAACTGAGCTTGCGCATTCTCAAACGCCGCTTGCGAACCACGTGCTTGGATATCACCTAGCTGCGTACTCAGATTACGCTCACGCTCTAGACCGGCAAGTAGCTGACGGCTACCGCCATAGGTGCCCTGACGCGCAGCGCCAAGGTCTTGGGCAAGCTGGCTCTTCTTCGCGTCTGTAATGGCTTCGCGCTTCTGTGTGTCTACTACGCTTTGCACATAGGGAGACATATACTGGTCGGCTTGCGCCTGCCCGAACTGCTCTGGAGCAGACATACGCAACTGTTCAAGTGGGCCTTGGCCAAAAGAAGTCTGAGCACCCTGCATAGTAGGCGCGCTAACCTGCTGCGCTGATACCTGCTGAGTAGGGCCAAACTGGAACGCGTTTAGGCTCGGGTTGTACCCCGTCTGCGCTCCCTGCATGTCGGAAGAGCTAACCTGCTGCGCCGATACCTGCTGAGTGGGGCCGAACTGAAACGCATTTAGGTTCGGATTGTACCCGGTCTGGGCAGTGCCCATCATAGGCGCGTTTTGCTGCTGAGCAGCTACCCCCATGGCAGGACCCATCTGGTACTGCTGAAGCTGTGGTCCACTGACCTGCTGCGCATTAAACTGCGACGGGTTATAGTTCTGCTGCAGTGCACCAAGCCCTGCTTGATAGGCAAGTGCGGAGCCAGTACCATACTGGTTCGGTGCACCCATGTTTAGCACATTCTGCTGAATTTGCTCTTGAGCCGGAGTGTAGCCTGCGATGCGTTGCTGGTTATACGGTGTATACTGCGTGTTGAGCGCGCCTTGCGCGCCTTGCATGAGGCTTTCAAAATACGGACGTGCGTATTCGGGCAGGTTGCTCGAAGTAGTAGTTACTTCTTGTTTCGTGGGTGCGCTAGAACCGCCAGCCATAACTTACTCCTGTATATCCAAAGGTAGTTCAAACGACTGCAGGGTTGCTTTATACCCCTCGTCCCGGAATACCCGTTCCCAACCTACGCGCCCATGTGCCTCTATCGCGTCACACTTATTGTCCTTAGCCCAATTACGGAGCATATCCAACATAGGCTTTTTCCACACTGCGCTTTCCTTACCACCGCACATCTCTAAGGAAAGGCACCGCTTGCGTGGGTAGTCTATAAACCGAGTTATTACAGCACCCTTTATATCATCACCATCGAAAGCAATCCATAGCGGATAATCATATTCTAGCACGAGAGCGAGCACATCTTCGGTTTCGTATTTACCTTGGCTATGCGCAACGGCGTCCCGCACGTACTGCTCCACCTGCGGCCATATATTGGGCACAAGCTCTTTCGGCACCGCAGATACGCGAACCTCGCTCATGCTAGACCTTTCCGAACTTTAGTGTCTTCGCCGCGCTTCGCTTTCTTGCGTGCTTTATGGGCCTTATCCATCAGGGAGTATAGTTTGGCAGTGCCGCGCTTATCGCTACCACCGCCTATGCGTTTAACCGCTTCTGGTGTGAACAGTACTTCGTCGCGGGCAACACGTGCTTCCTGCTTGCCACCGATACGTGCGCGTATCGAGTCGCTTACTCCGTCACCGGGTCCTTGCAGCGGGCGTCCGCCCATGCGAGCCAGAAGCTCCATACCTGCATTGCTGCTGCCATTACCGAGTTCCGATACGGTACGTGCATCGACGACAAAAGAGCCGTTACGCATGTCTACTTCACCGCCACGGGCAAATTCACCGAAGTTATCATACGACTGCATGCCACTAGGTACGTCAGTAGGTGCCTGCTGGGACGCAGCAAGCTGGTCCTGTAGCTGTTGCAACTGGGCATATACCCCACTCAGGTCAGTGGATGCAGGTGTAGGTATAGCATCGAAGCGCGAGTCAATCTGCCCCAACCGGTCGTAGACCCCACTCAGGTCCGTAGCTGCGGGTGAAGGCAGGCTGTTGAAGCGCGAGTCGATTTGCCCAAGACGGTCGTAAACTCCGCTCAAGTCGGTAGCCGCAGGTGTGGGCAGGCTGTTGAAGCGTGAGTCGATTTGTCCAAGACGGTCGTAGACACCGCTTAGGTCCGTAGCTGCAGGTGCAGGCATGTTGCTCAGACGTGAGTCTAGGCTTCCCAACTGGTCGTAGACCCCACTAAGGTCAGTGGATGGGATACTTTCAAAGCGTGAGTTTATCTGCCCCAACTGGTCGTAGACCCCACTCAAGTCGGTAGCTGGCATGTTGCTTAGACGCGAGTCCAAGTTGCCCAGCTGCGAGTAAACACCGCTCAAGTCGGTGGACGGGATGCTGTCGAAGCGCGAGTTTATCTGCCCGAGCTGGCTGTCGAGTTCAGAGTCCAGCTGCCCTATCTGCTCACCAAACCTATTTTCCAGCTGCCCGAACCGGTCGTAGACCCCACTCAAGTCAGTAGTGGGCAGCGTATTAAACCGTGAGTCTATCTGGCTAAGCCGGTCATTTAGTCCTGAGTCCATGCTATTAAATTGGTCAGCAAAGTTAGTCTCAACCTGCCCAAGCCGATTGTTTAGCCCCGAGTCCAGCTGGTTGAACTGGTCAGTGAAGTTATTCTCAAGCTGCCCGAAGCGGTCGTTGATGCCGGTAAGCGCCGGAGTTA